CGGGTTTTGATGCCGCTATTTTACCAATATTAACTGCTGCAAATGCACCCGCTAAACCTGCTTGGATAAATGGGTATGCGGGAAAACCAGCTGTAATAGGGCTTTTATTTGCTGTAGTAAATGCAGCTTGTACCCCTTCATAACCATTAACAGTTGCTTGACCTATCGCCATTGCTTTACTTAATCGACTTCCTTCTTTTGCTAAACTACCAACTAAGGCAAATGATTGTGCTGCAATATCCATCTTTGCACTTGTTACATCCTTCGCTAATTGCTTTTCAAACGCGGCATCTTTTTCTTTTGCATCCAGTATTTTTTTATCATAAAACTTGATTACATCAGCTTTTTGTGCTTCTGTTGCGCCTAACGCATCAAGTTCTGCAAGTGCTTTATTCTTTTTAAGCTCTTCTTGTTCAACAAAAGTTATTGCTTCTTCTTCTTTTAATTTAGCGTCAAAATTGTCTTTTATTTTTTTAAGGTCTTCTAATCGTTTTGTTTCTACTGCTTTTTCTTTTTCTATTCCATCAGCAATCCTTTGTTCTTCCGCTGCTATTTCGTCATCAATTATTTTTTTCGCTGCTGCCTTGGCTGCCTTTTCTTCATTTAAGGCTGTGGTGATTTGTGTTTGCAACAACCTTTGTGACCTTAATTTTTTAGTGTCTAAATTAATTAACTCGCCTTGGAGTTTAGCGAGATTATCTTTGGCTTCAATGGTAGTGTTACCGTTTGCTATTTCAATAGCTTGTGCATCAATTAAAAGTTGTTTAGCTTTTATTTGTTTTTTTGTTATTTCTTCTTCAATCTTTTGAGCTTTTCTTAATAAAGCTACCCTTTGCGTTGCTGTATTATTTTCCCTGTCTTCAGCTTGTAACCTTATCTCATTAATTTCCCTATTTGCTTCAGCTCTTTCAACTTGTAACTCCCTTTCAATGTGATGTGCTTTTATTCTTGCATCGGTAGCTTTTCCAATAGTTTTTATTTCCTTTTCTGTTTCTTCAACTATCTCTGTAAGGACATTTTTTGCTCCAGTTACCGCATCCGCTAACCCACCCCAAGGGTCTAGCATAAACAATTGAACACTCGTGGCAAATTTTTTCATTGCCTTAACTGGGCTAGTTACAGCTTCAATTATTGTTTCGCCTAACCCTGCCAACCTATCAAGTAATACATCAGTTATAGCACCAATCGCGGCCAAACCTTTTTGCATCATTTCCTGACCTTTCTCACTCCTTGTAAATGCAGCAGTAAGCGAACCAAGTAAAACAACAAAAGCTCCTAGACCAGTTGCGATTAAACCAATCTTTAAAAGTTGGGTTCCCTTAGTTGCCCCTACAAGGCCTTTAGTAAAACCTTGCATTCCTGAAATTGCCCCGCCTAATTTTTTATCTACAAAACCCAAAACACCGCTATAGTCAGCTTGATTTGCTGTAGCCTCTTTTAATACTTTGTTGGCTTTTACTCTTTCGTCTTTAATTTGTTTAATTCCTGCCTTTTCTTCTTTTAATTGTTTTTTAGTAGTGGCAATTAATTTTTTAGTTTGAGCAATACGGTTAGTATCTTTAACAGACATCTTATCTAACTCGCGCTCGTAATCACTAATATTATCAGTAAGCTCTTGGACAAGGTCAGTTTGAGCCTCTAAAGACTTGTTAAGTTCTTGAACATTAAACTGCGCGTCCTTTACGGATATTTTCAGGGTGTATTCGTTTGTTATTGCCATTTCCTGTTGTTTTTAATTTGTTTGAACGCGGTTTTTATGTCTTTAGGTAAGGCATATTTACCCTGAGCAATTCTTATATTTTCTGTTTCACCTTGCGCTAATTGTAGCACATCAATTATGTTCTTTATCATACCTTATTTAATAATTCCATTTTGCTCTTTCCGCTTTGTAGGTCAGTAGTAATAGAGTTGATTCTGTAAATTTTTGAGTTGATTGTAAAGGTGTCGTTAAGTTTAAGGTTGTATGTAATCCTTAGAGGTAAAAATGATGTTACCTGTGTAAGCCTTCTGCTTTGATTAAATACGTCAATAATATATTCACTATGATAAACACTAAAAAGAGTTTCTGTAAACTGGTCAGACCCTACTTGATATTCGTTTAACTCATTATTAAAATTGATGTTTTGTTTACCGCTCGATGATGCTTGAAATAAAGCATTCGATGGAATCCAATAGCTATTAGTAATAGTTCTTGAACTAAGGCTGTTTTGAAAACTAAGGTTAAACCCGCCTGATTGTCTTATGCCATAAAAGATAAGTGGCTTTCCTATATATGGTTCTTGATTCTCGTTTACTGAATAACCCCATTGAATAGTGGTAAAATTATTTGCGGATGTACCAACATTTATTAACCTCTCAAATTTCATATGTTCAAAAGGAACTATAACTTTGTATACTTCGGTTGATGCGTTAAAATTTAAACCACCAGTCCCATCAGAGTCTGTACCCCCAATGTATTTTAAAGCACCCCACGCACTACCAAATAATTGATTGTGTTGTTTAGCTAAAAAAGTTCCTGTGCCCTCATAAGCGTAGATAATCTCTTTGTATGGTAAAGCTATGTTTACCTCGCTTTGAGTCGTGTCTGTGTATTCTGATATGTTATAGTTTATAGGCGCGTCTAAGCCACTTACATCCGCAGAAGTGTAATAGCTATGTGACACACCTGAAGTGGCCTCTAATGGTCTTACAACTATAACTCCTGAGTCATTAACGTATGCTACTAAGTTGAACATTTTAAACAAACCAGTAAGAAATGACATAATCGAAATATCAGGTATCTGATTAGGAACCTGAAAGTCAAATGTCTCTGCTGCTGTTAATGAGTTTCTCGTAGCGGTATCACTCCAAGATGTAGCCCCTATTTCACCTTCTATATTCCAAGCAATAGAAGTAAATACTAAAGATGTTTCGTGTACTATGCTTACAGTATAAACCCCATTAGCTACTAATAAAGGCGGTATAAAAGTTTGTGTTCCTGTTACTAAGGGAGATGTAAATACCGTACTCCCGTTTAACGTCACGACTAATGAATATTTAATAGATGCAGAAGCTGAATCAGGAGTTGCTGTTATTTGATTAACAAGTATTTTATTTGAACCAGTAACCAAAACGGCAGGAATAGTAATTGTTGAATATCCAATTATTATTTGTGTCGGGCTACCTGTCCAAGCATTAACGGCTGTTTCAAACGATACAACCTGTTCGGGTGGTTGTACATCACCGCTCTTCCTATGTAGCCACATATAAAGGTTATAAAAGGAAGCGTTTGTAGTATTGAAAAAATCTTCTGAAAAAACTATGTTATTCGCGTAGCCATTTGCAATGGTATATTTTAACTCAATCTCTTCTATGATTTCATAAAGCCTTAGAGCATACTTTAACTGCTTAAAATCAACACCCTTCACCGCGCTACCTCCTGGCCATAAATTATCACTATCCGCTATGTCTTCACCTTGCTTAAAATAAAGCCTGTCTGTATGGGTAATTAAAGGAGTAATTATATACGCTCCTGCTCCTGTGGCTTGTTGTAGTTTAACCAATATACCCGAAGCGTTATAAGTCAAGTCATATTTAGCATTACTAAAGGGTAATGAACCAAGGTTATCTTCACCTAATATATCAGTTAATTCAACTGTATTTCCAAAGAAGGTAATCTTATAAGTGTGTGCAAGGTTGTTCTTTAAAGTAACGCCTTCCAGTTTAATAAGGCCGCTTTGAAACGGTAAAGTATTTAGCTCTATTCTACCTACTTTTTTCTTACGTGCATCGTAGCCGTTTACAATATTAAAATTGTAATAGTGCTTGAATATCTTGTTATTGTTTTTACTGGCAGGAACAGAAAAGGTCTTTGAAAAAGATGTAAATATTTTATCTATTTGCTTTACGTTTTGAATTGTCTGTGTAAGAGAAACCGTTTCGTCTTTAAACAAATCGAGCCTATCGCTTTCAATATATAGTTGTAACTGCTGCATTTATCTTACGTTGTTTATGTAGTCAAAAGCATCCTCAAATTCAATAGTGTATTCTATTAGCCTATCATTGAGTGAGGTCTTGTATGTCATACTTGAATTTTTAACCACCACAGGAATAATTTCAGGCGTGTTTGGTTGTTGTATGCGCTCTCTAGTAATCCATACGTTCTCGCTTAATAAAAGTTCCTCAAAGTATTTATTAGCAAACTCAGGATAGTAACCACTTGAATGGATGTGGGTTTGTTTGGCCTGTGTGTTTAGTATTTTAACAGTAGGGTCTGATTGTGAGTAAGTAGGTGCAGCCGCATCAGCCGCATAAGCTAAAGTATTAGCTTTATAGTTTTCTTTTGTTTTAGCCATCGTCTTGACTTCTTTAAGGAAAAACCATAAATCCTGTAACACCCCGAATCTGTTTACAAAAGTGACCTTCGTTCCAGTACCGTATTTTGTGCAACTTATTCTATTGATAGTTAAGAGTATGCCGTCAACTGTTTTAGTTGTGTCTGTTGTGCTGTAAGCCTGATAACTGATAACACCATTCGCAGCCATAAAACCTGCGAAACCTGAAAAACCTTCAGGAACAAATATCACGAAGTCATCATTTGTAGCCGCTGTTGCAGGTGTCTTTTCTGCCAGTAACCAAGTAGCCGCACTCGCAGACCTATTACGATATGGAATAGATGAGTTTGTGCCATCAATAAAAAGGCTGTAACCCTCGTATCCATCACCACCTAGTGTAGTCACAGGAGAACCCACGGCGCTGCCCCCTGCGTTTATGGCTGAGTAAAAAGTTATAGTTGATGTAAATGTTATTTTTTGTGGTACAGGATTTGCAAAGGTTTCACTAAATGTTACCTGCAAGTAGTCTCTAAGAAGTTCAGCAATTTCAAAGGTTACTGGCACACCAGTTATCACATCTTTTACGATGGCATAAATCAATGTACCGCTAATATTCAATGATAGCTTTGCTGATTTTATTAAACTGTTTCCCGTAGTTGCTTGGGAATATAGTGGGCTTCTTAAACCGTAATTAGTTGGCATAATTTATTATTTATCTCCTTTTTTTAAATCGTTTTCAATATCTCTAGAAAGTGCCGCCAACATATTTTCTTCTAAATCAAACAGCCCCGCTGTCAACGGTCTAGTTATAAATTCAGTTGGTTTCATACCTTGAGCAAATATGCTTCTCTGTAAAGCAAAACCCATAGAAGTATTACTACCTTTTTGATATTGTCCCTTAGCGTTTCTAAACCTTATGTTCTTACTCTTTGCCCAGTCTGCTAAAATTTGCATCGGTGGCATCTTGTTTGTGTACTTGTATTTGCTTAATGGTGCTTTTTGATAGCCCCCTTTTATTAGACTAGGATTTGCACCTTTTACCCCTTGGTCTACAAATTCACCATAATCTTCCATTAAAAAACCTAAAAGATAATCGGGTGCTTCACTTTTTAATTTGTACACAATAGATTCATATAAAGGGCCACCGCCTTTTCCACCTTTGGTAAGGTTAGATTTAGCCTGTTGCACCACGTATTTAGCGTACTTTTCTACAACCGCATCTAGTTCAGGGAATTTCATTAGCAAATGTAAATGTCATTATAAATCATTACATCCATAGTAGCCGACCACCCTGCAAGTTGGTTCTCAAACCTGTCATAAAATGGGGTTAGGCTTGGGCTTCCATCTAACTGATACATATCTGTATAAAGCGTACCTATTCTAAGGCGTTGTATTAATCTATTTAAAACAGCCAGTTGAGTATTTAGTATATCTTGCACATCGTTATTTCCCCTGAACCTGTCAACCGTTGGTTCTTTAGATTGGTTGACAATATCACAAGCTAGAACCGTAATGTTAAACCTTAATATTTGCTCTTCATCTATCACGCTGTTAATTATGATATGACCAAGCGGAAAAATATCTTGCTTGTTAAGGTTAACGTCTGAGATGTCACCTGTTGTTACTGTGTTTATGTTTTGGTCTTGTAGTAACTCTGTTTTGATTGTTTCTGTTAACTGGTAAAAACCCCTTACGCCTTGGTTGCTCATTTAAAATTCTTTTTTATTTGTTTTGCCTCTAACTCGTTTTTATCTTTCATAAATGATAGCATCATAAAACACTCGTGAAACTTTAGTTGAGTGATATTTTCAAATCGTGTAACATCTCCTTGAGCGAGTGCGTAAATTGATTGATACCAACCCCATTTTCTTGAGAATTGAGATATTGAGTCAAGGCTTCCGTCTCCCCCTCCCCCAAAGAGTTCGTCATAGTTTTCGCTAAGTCTAGCCCTAAATTCCACAAAAAAAAAATCGAAGACATAACCGCATCCATCGGCATATTTAATAACAGGTCATCGTTTTGTGTAACGTATTCGTCAATGTTGTATTTGTCTTTCATCTTAACAATAACAGGCCTGTATAATACATTCATTGCCTTTTCCATATTTTCCCAATCACCTATAAAGGTATCAAGGTCAATATATTCACCTAATGTAAGGTCATCTAACTGGGGGTGAAAACCATAGTCAACCCCGTTTAGCTTAAAGCGTTTTACTAAAATTGGTTTTTCATCAAATAGTTGTGACAATATCTTTGCTATTTCTTCAGAATCTTTAAGCTGTAAGAGCATAACCTGTTCCAATTCAATGCCGCAAAATATCTCAATCATTTTTGCGTTCAAGAACCTTTCGTCTTCAATAGAGTCTTCTAATTTTAAGAATCGTTTGTATTGACTTAACGTGATATCTTTTAATGAAGTGGGTATTGTAATTTTAATTGCCATACTTATATAACGTAATTAATTAAACTTTTTATAGTATCAAATCTAAATAAAAAAAGGCAGTCATTTCTGACCACCTTTATAAACTACTCATATGTCGTGCACTTACACCCTGCTATCTATTTGCTTAACAATTTCGTTTTTAAACTCCTGCGCTAACCTAGACCATTGAACTTGATAATGTTCGTACTCACCGCTAACTATGATTTCTAAATCTTCAGGGTTATAGATTGCCTCATAATGTGGCGGTGTGTCATAGTCCCCTTCGTCTCCAACGTAACCAATTGAACCAATTACCTCAACCGTTTCGCTTCCGTATATAAATTCAAACTCCATTACTTGATTATGTTTTTAAGGTTAGTATTGATTTCTTGTGACTGGGTGTTTTCAACTTTACTTAAAGAATCAAACAATATCTGCATTTTATCAATCGCATCATTTATTGTTTTTGTCTCTATATCTGCGTATATATCTCTGTTATCCATTTTAGAAAAATTTTGAATTGAGATAAGCGCACCTAAAATTTCTCCGTACTCGTAAGATTGTGAATTTGTCATTGTTTCTGTTTTGATTAATAAAAATAAAGAAAGAGTTGGCCCAGAGACTTGTTGCTGGTTTCTAAGTCGGTTAAGTTACCTTGACTAGCGGTAGACACCCCTCTTTCAATACTCTAATATAAGGCTTTTTTAGTTATAAAACAAATTTTTCATAACATTTATTTTAATTCAATGCGTACTTTCCGAAATTAGGTCTTGATAAAATAGAGTAGGTTGCATACCTACAAGGGTCAATAATGTGGTTATGTTTATCTTCAGGTGTGTTCGTTAACATTCCTGTCTTGTCTTCTTTCCACTTGTAATTTCTAAACTCAGATATTGCGTTTGTTGAGCTGGCTAGAATGTGAATTTTATAACGCTTTAGCAAATCAATACCTGCGTTAACAGAATCACGCCCCTTAATACTTGGCAGCACATTGTGGCCCATTCGCCTCAACTCTTCAATCAATCTAGGTTCAGCACTGTCAGCATAGATAGGGTTTGGTAAAAGTTTTTCACCCCTTAGAAACAGGTTAATGTCCTGTGTGGTCATTTGAGTTCTATACAAATGTTCTTTGACATAAAGGTTATGACCTTGGGTGTATACCGCTACAAAGGTAGTAGGGTCATTAGTGTAACCGAAATCCATACCGTAGGCAATTAAAGCGGCATCTATTGGAACTTGATTTACCTCGGTGTACTTGAATACTGTGCTCCTGCTGGCTGCTCTTTCCCCTAACCCATATACCTGCCAATATTCTTCATCCGTGTCTCTAAGGCGTTCTATCTCCTGTATAATAGAATCCTCAACAAAGGGGTTGTCTAAGTATGTTGTTTTAAAAAAAGCGCAGTCCTCTCTCGGTAATACTTTATCATAAATCCAGTGGTATTCGTCAGAAGGGTTGAAATCAAGTATTATCTTATCCTGTGTTCTAAATAGTAGCTGCTGCCAATCCTCAAAGTATAATTCATTAGCCTCGTTAATAAAAAGCAAATCCCTTTTACGCCCTCTAATCTTTTGAGGTTGGTCTAAGGATATAAATTCAATAAGGTTTCCAAATAGGTTATACTCTGAATTAGATTTGTTATGAAAGTTTTCGTGATATATATTATTGGCTTTTAGTATAGACATAAAATCTCTGAGCACCGTAGCACGTAAACTAGGGAAAGTCTTACGACAAATTGTAATTATCTTGTTTTGGTTTGTTGTACAGTATTGGAATATAATCCACAAAATTATGTTATAGGTCTTTCCCGACCTTGTACCACCTTGTTCAACTACAATTTTTTTATCGTTACCTATTAAATGCTCATAGACAACATTAGTCTTTATCTTTTGCGGAACCAATTATCTCAATTTGAAAGTTAGTAGGCATTCCCTCAACACCTGTAATTTCTTGACGTTCAACATAGCCCCTGTTTTTTCCTTTTGTCTTTAGGTAGAATATGGTTGCTGCTGTTGAATTTTCTGATATCTGCTTATGTAACTGGCTTTCCGCAAAGTCTAAAGCTATGTTTTCAATATCCTTAACCTCTTTAAAAAACTCATCATCTTCATTTAGCCATTTATAAAAAGTGCTACGTGGTATATCTGCCTTCTTACAGGCTACTGTAACAATACCTAAACTCTGCTCAAGTGCTTTTAAAAGTGATTCCTTTTTTATGTGTCTACTTTTGTTCATAATCCTTTGAATGCTTTTAGTGGATAAAATACCAAACTATTTCTGTATCCACCTTCCGAGGTGGGAACAATAGGTGTTACTCCGTGCACATTTCTCCAAGCTGGATAGACTAACATAGAATTATCACAACTATCAACTGTGGCGTTGTAATCTGGCACGGTGGTGTTGCCGCCTGTAGCGTTATTTTTTTTGGCAATAATAACATTTACACACCCTTTTATATTTCCGTTGTCCCTGTGAAAAGGAGCGGGTATATTGTAATTAGAGATACTGCTTGTAAAAAGTTTGCTAAACCTCCATTTTTCAGGCACGTTTTCTTGAATGAGTTTTATTTGAGCCTCGTATACATTTGGTATAATCTTTTTTATAAGCTCTTCACTTTCCTTACACAGCAAAAGCATAGCCTTTATAAATATTTTAGCAGAAGGTACGTTATGAACGCTGCTAATTGTCGGGTACGGCCTTCTCATATGTGGTTTAGGCGGCACGCTTCCAACTATGGTGCTGTATTGTAATACTTCATTATCTGCGTTAAGAAAACCGCTTGAACGCTTCATTACGCTTTTGGGGACATTTTTACTTCTAAGCTCTTGATTTGCTAAAGAAGCTAATTTAGAAGCCTTTTCAGAATACTTTGATATGTCTTTTATATAAAACCCTATTGGCTCACCTTCAGAATAAAATATGGTATCCTCAGTTACGTTTGGCTCTATATGCCCACATACGTCACCTATTTGCGTGCTGTGTTCTAATTGTATTAAATCAACTCTTTTCATAGCAGTGTATATTATCGGCCTTGGGAAATATGTTATTAGGAAAAAAATCATCAGGCAGTTGATAAAATTGTTCCTTATAAATAAAGTTTTTGTATTCAGGTTTAAATTTATCAATCATTTTTCTGTATCTAGTAAGGCTTCTATCTATATCTAAGCTCCATTCAAAAACCATTTTATTTGGAAAGACATTCATATTTTCTAATATATCCATTTCGGCCCCTTCTATATCCATCTTAACGCAGTTCTTTGGCTCGTTTAATACCTCAGAAAAATGCACACAATCTACTGAGAACTTTTGATTACCCCAGTCTTTGTAAAGGCTGTTGCGCCAAACTTGCATATTGTTTCCTACGTACATAGTCATTTTTTTGCTGTCATTTGACACTACAGCTTTTTGATAAATATTTGCTGTCATATTATTCAACTTCAAATTTCTTTCTATCATCTTGCAGTTGTAAGGGTCTGGCTCGTATATGTCAACTGTTGCGCCCTTGCTTATGGCTTGTATCGCA